GGCAAGCTGAGCGTGTCACTGCGGAAGAGATCCGGATGCTATCCCAGGAGCTCGAGTCAGCGCTCGGTGGTTTATATTCTCTTTTATCTAATGAGATGCAGTTGCCATTTGTCAACAGACTGATGGACGCGATGAAGCGCAAGAAGAAACTGCCTGCTCTGCCTAAAGACATCGTGAACCCAGTGATCATCACAGGGGTCGAAGCGTTAGGCCGAGGGAACGACTTGCAGAAACTCGACTTGTTCTTAGCTGGTGCAGCGCAGGTCGTAGGCCCGCAGGCGATCGCTGAGTTTGTCAATGTCTCTGAGTATTTCCAGAGGCGCGCTACGTCACTCGGCATCAAGACGGCTGGGCTCGTTAAGTCTGCAGAGCAGATGCAAGCTGAACAACAACAGGCTCAACAGATGGCCATGTTGCAGCAAGTAGCACCCCAGGGTATCAAAGCAATCTCAGACCAAGCTTTAGAACAGCAGAGACAACAGGGGACGCCAGAAACCGAATAATACTAAAATATGGCAGACCTATACACCAGCGAGACGAACGAACCGTCTGCGCAAGAACAAGCAGCTATCGAAGCTACTGAAGCTATCGTTGACCAGGCGTCAGCCGAAGCAGTAGAAGAGACGGCTCCTAGCGATCGTCCTGAGTGGCTCCCTGAGAAATTCCAGTCTCCAGAAGACCTAGCGAAAGCCTACGGGGAACTCGAGGGGAAACTAGGCGCTCCTGGCGAAGAGACGCAGGAAGAACAACCTGGTGAAACTTCTAGTTCACTCGACGCGATCACTGCGGCGTCTGATGAGTTTATGGAGTCAGGACAGCTTAGTGACGACACGTTCAAAACTCTTGAAGACGCAGGGTTGCCTAGAGACCTCGTTGAAGCATACATGGCAGGACAACAAGCGCTAGCGACTAGCCAAGCGAACGAAGTCTATGCGGTAGTCGGTGGGCCTGAAGAATACGAAGCGATGACCGAGTGGGCATCTAGTAATCTTGACCAAGCGTCTCAGAATGCGTTCGACCAGATCGTCGAGTCAGGGACTATCGAGCAAGCTAAAGTAGCTGTGCAGGGTCTGTTTTCTCAATATAAAGCGGCTAACGGTTCTGCACCCGCGTTGGTCCAAGGGACAACTACAGGCCAAGCGGTCACTCCGTTTTACTCATCGAAAGCAGTGACAGAAGCGATGAGTGACCCTCGGTATAAACACGACGCCGGCTACCAGGCTCAAGTGGCCCAACGCCTGGCTATCTCTGACGTTCTTTAATAATAAATAAATCTATGAACCTAATTGAATACATCATCGAAAACAAAGAGGGAATCATTGCCGCGATCACCGCGACTGTCACAGCAGCTTCAGCGATCGCAGCGTTAACTCCTACTCCTTCTGATGATACTATTATTGGGAAACTCTACAAAATCGTAGACTGGCTAGCGTTGAACTTTGGAAAGGCAAAAGAGCCGTGATCCATTCGATCGTTAAACTACTCATAGCTTTCCCTCAGTTAGGAAAGTTGTTTTTACAAGTAAAAGATGAATATACCAAAGTTTTGGCGCAGCGTCGCGCTGAGTCTAACCGTGAGCGTATTAATCGCTGGGTGCACGACGAGCCTACGACCAAGCAGGCTCCCAGAGATAATCGATAAGCTCGAACAACATGACTTCAGCGAAGACGAGCGCCTGACTATTGGTGAACTACTTCATTATATTAATAAATTAGAAAATGAGCTGTAGTGCATTGTTTGACGGAGCGCAGACTCCTAAAGATAAACCGAAAGGACCTCCTGTTCTGGCTATCTGCGTCGGCCACAGTCGATACAACGATTTAGGCGCTGTAGCATGCGACGGTGAAACCCCAGAGTGGGCGTATAATCTAAAAGTCGCTAAAGCGTTCGAAGAGGCGCTCAGTGTTCCCAGCGTTGTCATCGCAGAGTATACTGGGTCAGGCTACTCGGAAGCGATGAGCAACCTCTGTGAGACTCTTAGCCAGCTAGGAGTCGACGCGGCGCTCGAGCTTCATTTTAACGCAGCGTCTCCGTCTGCGCATGGCACTGAGATGCTCTATTGGCGTAACTCTGCGTCGTCTAAAGAATTAGCGCAGTGCCTACAAGACTCTGTGTTACACACGTTCAACACACGGGACCGAGGGATCAAAGCGAAATCTACAGGCGACCGTGGTGCTAAGTTTCTCAGAAAGACGCCGTGCCCTGCGGTGATCGTCGAGCCGTTCTTTGGTTCTAACGCAGCGGACTGGGATAACTTTAAAGACAGACATGATGAACTCGGCCAAGCGTTAGCTGAGGGATTCACTAAGTATCATGAAAAGAAAAGGAGTTAGTCTGCGCAGTGAGCACAAGTCGGAGAAAGGTGGTCTCACTGAAAAAGGACGTAAGTATTACAACGCGAAGACCGGGAGTAACCTGAAGCGTCCACAGCCTGGCGGAGGGTCGCGCAAGCGGTCGTTCTGTGCACGCATGAGTGGAGTCAAAGGACCGCTCAAAGATGCCAAAGGACGCCCTACGCGCAAAGCGTTAGCACTGCGACGCTGGAAGTGCTAAATGTTCTACCAATCACCCCAATTATATTATGCCTAAAGTCGGTAAAAAACACTACCCGTATACGCCCGCAGGATACAAAGCGGCGCGTAAAGAAGCCAAGCGTTCAAACCTCAAGATCAACAAAGTTAAAAAGAAGTGAGGAGATAGATGTCTTCCATTATCGAAAGCGAGAAGCCTGAGCCAGCCCCAGAGCGCTGTGCGTGTTCGTCTCAAGATCAACAAGTAGAACTACAAGACGTAGTCAGGGTAGTCTTCATGGACCACGCGCAAGACTTAGGTCAGCCGCTAGTCTGCGTCGTCTACGGGGTCATTGAGCATATAGATAATTCATTTATAAATATCACCTCGTGGCATCCTGAAGATCTCACGGATAACAGCGAGTCCAACAGGACTACCTACACGATCATCCGAAGTTGCATTAAGCAGCTAGATGTTTTCACTTAAATTTTTCTGAGTCTAACAAACCTGACTGACTAGATTAGTAACTAACGAGCCCGATGCGTCGGACAACTCGTGGCGAAAAGTAGAACACGAAGGCTACAGACGAAACAAACAAACTAACTAAAACTTAAACATTATTTATTATGGCACTTGGAAATAATCCAGCAAACCCAGGTTTGGCCGGTGGCGGAGCACGCGCTCTCGCTACTAACTACGACCTGTTCCTTAAAGTATTCAGCGGTGAGATTCTCACTGCGTTCAACGAGACTAACGTGGCTAAAGACCTCATTATGACTCGCACGATCTCTAGTGGTAAGTCCGCTCAGTTCCCCGTGACTGGCAAGGCTAACGCTAAGTATCACACCCCTGGCACTGATTTGCTCAGCGGCGGATACCTGTCTCAGATTGAGCACCAGGAGAAAGTAATTAACATCGATGATATGCTCGTGGCTTCGACCATGATTCCAAAAATCGATGAACTAAAAAATCACTTCGACCTTCGTTCTATCTACTCGGCCGAGCTCGGAAAAGCGTTGGCTAAGCGTCTGGACATCCAGATCCTCAAGACCCTCTTTGCTGCTGGTTTGACCACTGCAGAGAACGCCACAGGAACTGGAACTGGCACTGAGATCACTAACGCTGACACGATGTCCGCTGGCGGACTCGTAGATGCACTCTTCGAAGTCGCTAAGTCTCTCGACGAAAACGAAGTCCCCGATGACGGACGCTTCGCTATCTTGACTCCGTTCCAGTATTACAAGCTGCTCACCTCGGACAACACTGCGATCAACAAGGACACTTCTGGTGGTTCTGCTGATGCAGCTCGCGGTGTCATCGCTGAGGTAGCTGGTATCAAGCTCTACAAGAGTCCACACCTTGCTGGAGTTCAGATCAACAACCCTGCTAGCACTGCGCCTGACATTCTTGATGATGACAACACGCTCAACGCACCGTTCGCTGACACTGCTGTCAATAACGATGACTCTGGTTACAACGGTGACCTTTCGGGTATCGCTGATCCTCAGTCTGGCTCTACGCTTAACAGTCTCGGATTCGTGGCCGGACACTCGTCTGCTGTTGGCTGCGTGAAGCTCCTTGACCTTGCAACTGAGTCTGAGTATCTGATCGAGCGTCAGTCGACTCTCTTTGTTGCTAAGTATGCAATGGGCCTCGGCGTTCTGCGCCCTGAGTCTGCTGTTGTTGTCAACACGACTTCCTCTGCTGCTTCTTAATAGCACAGGATAACTCAATGCCTCGCCCTTAGTCACACACTAGGGGCGGGGTATTTTTTCATTTTATAATAAATATCATGGCTCTCACTACGAAACTAAATGCGGTCAATGTGATGCTCGGAAACATCGGCGAAAGCCCTGTGGCTGACATTGGTGTCCCCTCTTCGTCTCTACCAGTCTCAGCACAAACAGCGATCACTGTGCTCGACGAAGTGAGTCGTGATGTCCAGTCAGAAGGCTGGCACTTTAACACGGTCAACAAGTTAACACTGAGTCCTAACGTAAGCGACGAGATCGTGTTAGCAGCGGACATCTTGCACGTCGATACGCTCGACTCATCGCAAGACGTAGTGCAACGCGGTGACAAACTCTTCGATCGCGGAGAGAACACCTACACGTTCACCAAAGATGTCGATGTGACCGCTACGTATCTCCTAGACTTCACTGAGCTCCACGAGCAAGCTAGGCGCTACATCACTCTCAAAGCCTCGAGAATCTTCCAGACACGCGTCGTCGGATCACAAGAACTCGAGCAACAGATTTTACGAGAAGAGCTAAAAGCTCGACAGAATCTCGAAGAAGCAGATGGCCTCGGGTCAGACCGCACAATCTTCGATAACTATGATGTCGCATCGTGTGTCGGCATTAACAGAAACTACGACCTTCTCTAATGGCATTAATCAATACATCGCTACCTAACCTGATTCAAGGAGTCAGCCAGCAGCCAGACGCGACGCGCTTCTCTGGGCAGTGTGACGACCAGGTTAACTTTTCGTCTAGTGTTGTCGATGGGTTGACAAAGCGCAACGGCACTCGGTATGTCGCCGATTTACTTCCGAATGACATCGGGGCTGACAGCTTTGTTCACTTTATTAACCGGAGTGAAGAAGAGAGGTATGTATTAATACACGACAAAACGAAGCTCAGCGCTTACAACGTGCTGACTGGGGCTGAAGCGACGATCAACGATAGTCTCGGCGGATACACGACTGCCGGAACTTACTTGGACGTTTCGGATAGCGCTGAGTCTGCGCGTGAAAACCTGCGGGCTACAACAGTGTCTGACGGGACTTTTATAGTAAACAGAACAGCAACAGTCGCTGTAGATAACACAGATCGCTCGGCACCCCTGGACAAAGAAGCGATGATCTTCGTAAAACAAGGGGACTACGAAAAAGAGTATGCGGTTGACATAGACTATAGCTCTGAGACCCCTGCGACTGCTCAGTTATCTTTGACGTATACGCGATCGGCCAATAATTTTTATGTTCTTACAGAGACGAGCGCTGTGTCTGTAGCTGGGTCCGGAGGTTCTGGTTACGCCGATGGGGGTATTGCTCATGTTGTCGGATACCCGGCGAACTTGTCTTATAATGGGGTTACTTATAGTCTTCTCACAGCTGCCGGCGTTGACACGACTGTTGAAGTCGATTCGGACACAAACGGGACAATCACGGCGGCTTCAATTGCAAACCCAGGGAGAAGCATATATTTCTATAGAGATGGCGGGAGGGGGGCGCAGAATATCGGAAGCACCGTATCGGTCACAGTGACGCTAGAAGAGTCCCCAGGTCTCGGAGGGGTTACTAAGTATGACAATACCGCTAATATAAAGATATTCTCTGAAAACTCTGCACATGCGTTCCACTCGGATACTTCAAGAATCACTGAGATACTTGCTAAAGGTGCCGTTTCAACTTTGGATGTAGAAGGCTACGATACGTCAGGATCAACTCACATCACACTTGGTGACAACACTGGGTTTGAAGACGTGTTTTCTGGGATCAACGCAGGGACAAACACTGAGTTTACACTGGCCCGTGAGGGTAACTTGATTGTGTTGACTAGGGCGTCCGGTAAAAGTGATTTTA